AATACGCTTATTATACTCTCCCCTAAATTAGCAAGTAAGTCTAAAAGGTTATCTACAACACTACCAATAACACCAAGTATCTTAGCAAATTTGTTTTGCCCCTCTTCGCTTCTTGTAAAGGCTTGCCCTAAAGAAGTAACAGCTATAAGTAAAGCACCTATACCAGTTGCAATTATGGCAATCCTAAGACTTTTAAAACTCGTTATAACGCCTTTTAAAGTACCCTTAAGACCGTTAAACTTAGATACAGCACCACCAGTAGCTTTGTCAAGCGTTCCACTCATAGCTTGTGTAGATTGTGTTGTATCTTTAACTTCTTTGTTTACACCCTCAATAGACTTCTCTAAATTCTTAACGTCTTTTTGTGCTTTCTTAGAATTTACATCTATGTTAATTGTTTTCTCTATCGCCATTGTATCTCTTGTTTAAGTGCTTTGTACCCCTCTTTTAGTGTCAAGGGTAGTTTGTTTTTACCTTGTGCTATGCGGATTGTTTCCGTTTCTCCGTTTGCGTGTTTTAAAAGTTCAAGTATATTTTTTATCATAGGTCGTTTAATAGTTCTATATCACTTTCGCCTTTAAGCAAATTAGTCTTTATGCTGTTTATTTTGTATTGCTTGTTGTTTATTACAAGTCTATCAGCAAGAGTTAAGCTTCTAAGTATTCTAATAGGCAAAAAAGCCTTGACCTTAGTAAGTCTGTTCTTTTGGTTAAATACGCTTGTAATGTAATTAGAGTAATAGGCTTGAAAAAGTGTGTTTGTAAATTCTGTTGTACCAGTCCACTCGTTAAACTCGTTTTTAAAGTTTATGTTGTTTGTTGATGTGCTTGGGTCTAAGGCTACCGAATTACTTGGTAGGTTGTAAGACGTTACTGCACTATGGCTTGATAAGTCATCTCTAAATTGTATGGTTGTACTTGCTGGGGTTGTAGAACTTGTTAGCCTTATAGGGTAAAACAAAACTGGCTTACCTATGTAAGGCTCTTGGTTGTCATCTACGTTATAACCTACTTGTATCGTGGTAGAAGAAGCATCGTCATCATCTAAAAGCCTTTCGTATTTTAAGTGTCCAAAAGGTGCTTTAACAGTATAAATACCACCATCTAAATTATTACCATCATCATCGGTTTGTTTGTAATCTTCAGCTGCCCATTGATAGTTAAATAACTGTTCGTGTGTGGCTGCTAAAAACGTATCTGTGTCCTCGTACTTAAATACTATTTCTTTGTAGGGTAGTGCTACATTTACGTTAGACGCTTCTGTATCTACATACTTAGAAATGTCGTAAGTGTTATAAGTGCTGTAAAAGTCGTCTAAGGTTTGCACCACAATAACATTACCTACCCCTAAACCTAAGTTTCTTTCTTCTACAAAAGCAGTAAGGTTAAACATCTTAAATAAACCAGTCAAAAAGTCTATTACTTTAATCTCTGGTAATTGTGATGTAATTACAAACTCAAAGCTTCCATCTGCTTGGTAACTCCCAGTATTAAAAGTATCAGTTCCACCTAACCCCTCGTCTATGTAAACAACTGACCATATTATAGAAGTAAAATTTAATGTTTGTGCGTAACTTAGCGTAACTGTAAATTCAGCACCTACCGTAATTAAAGAGGCATCCACAGCAAAACTTTCAGATGTTCCCGTTACACCACTTTGGTTAAATATTACTTGTCCGTTTCTTTTTATCGCTATGTCGTAAGGATGTGTTTCTGTTCTGTTTAATTGTACTGCTACGCTTGTAATTGTTTTGCCAGTAGCACCGTCAAGCCTTAATGTGTCTGTGTTTATTATGCTTGATACTGTGCCAGTAGCATTACTCCAGCCATTGATTAAATTAGTAAAAGCCAAACCAGTTCCACTTTCTACATTACCTTTTTTTCTGTGCAGCCACATAAACAAATTGTAGTAAGGTGCATTTGTTGAGGTAAAAAAATCATCTGAAAAAGATATACCATATTTTACTTCTATTGCATCAATAATACTATTAACCCTTACAGCGTATTTCAATTCACTCCATAATACACCGTGTTCGTGTACTTGCCCACCGCCCGTGTGATACCATAAGTTGCCATCTGTACCAGTATTTGCAGAACTTCTATAATAAAGCCTCTCTGTGTGTGTTATAAGTGGTGCTATTATGTTTGTGCTTGTTGGGTCTGCTAATAGTTTTGATTTTACCGTTGCAGAGTTATAATCTAAACTTAAACTATTTAGTGAAGTTAATTGGTTTAGTTTATCTTCTCCTACTAAGTCTTTTAAGTCTACTGTTTCGCCAAAGAACGTAATCTTGTATGCGTAGGGCTTATTGCCTTTCATTTGCACACCCTCTAACTTTATTTTTCCCTTTTTAAAAGGTAGGTTGTTTAGTTCTATGTTAGCAGCTTTTTTTGTCCTGGCATCAAACCCATCTATGATGTCAAAGTTGTAATAGTGCTTAAAAATTTTATTGTTGTTTTTAGAAGCTGGTACAGTAAAGGTCTTAGTAAAGGCAGTAAACACTTTAGCAATATCCTTAACAGATTTTATACTGTCAGTTATGCTTATGCTCTCATCCTTAAATAATTCTACTGGACTATCCTCTATGTAAAGTTGTATTACTTGCACTATCTTACGTTGTTTATTTTGTCAAAAGCGTAATCAAAATCTATGGTGTATTGTACAAGCCTATCGTTTAAACTTGTTTTGTATGTTACGTTGCTTGTTTTAGGTATTACCCCCAACACTAACTCCTCATCTCCTACCTTTGTTAAATACACTTGCTCACTCATCATTAACTGCTTAATCACTTCGTTATTTTCCTCTGGTATGTAGTCTGTGTTTAGTGTTATGGCTTCTTTGCCAGTTTTCATAAACTGCGACTGCTGAGGTGTGTAAGTGTTGTAGGTTAATGTGTCAAAGTTTATTACGTTTGACTTGAACTGCTCTCCTTTAGTGTTTAGGCTTTCTGTTGATTTTAAGCTAAACCACATATCTTGTAAAGCACCAAACTTGTTTACAAAGGTTATCTTGTAAGGAGTATATTTAGAACACTCTAAGGTTTTTACCTTTAAGACTTCTGTACCCGTGCTTGATACTACTTGCACTTCATCTACTTGGTTTACGTCTAAGGAATTTAAGTAAGCAGTAAGGCAGTCGCTTTCTTCAATAGTACCGCTATCTGCTAAAACCCTTTCTTTGTAACTATCCTCAGAGTTGTAAGATAGTGCGACGTATTGTATTTGTGCGTTAGTGTTTGTTGAACTGCTTATAGCGGTTGTTTGTAGCTGCTCTCCGTTGTTTAAAAACGTAACCCTTGTAGTGTTTTCGGTGTAAACGGGAAGCCTTACAGAACCATCGTTTACCCTTACTATTGTGTTATTAGATTGTAGCACAGTTCCGCTTAAAGCTGGGTTTATACCCTCTTCAAAATATCCATAACCATCAAAGCCTAAATAACCGTTTGTGTTATCTGGTGTAACGGTAACACTACCAGAACCACCAGTAACAGTAGCAATAGCATTAACCCATACTACTTGTGATGTATAAGACCCATCAAATTCAATATCTAAGTAATCTCTAATAAGTTCAGATACCTCATAAACTACATAATCTTTGCCAGTTAAAGGGGTTTTAGTTATTGTGTACCTTAATGTGCCACTACTTACACTTGCGTTGGCTGTAAAAGTACCCGTGTAGATGTACAGCTTTAACTCTACTGAAGTCATACTGGTTTTCTCTACCTTTATGTAAAAAGGACTTCTTGCGTTTATCTTTGTCATTTCTTGTTAATGTTTATTTGTATCTGTTTTTCTAAGCCTATTGAGTAAGCCTCTACTAACTCGTCTGGTAGTCTTTTAAAAGCTGCCTCAAATGGTTTGGTAAAAAACAAACTTGGTCTTATACCTTTCTTTTTTATTGCCTTTGCTATTGCAAATTTTATCCCCTCACGTTTTGCAAACCTACCGCCAGATGTCCTTGGTGCTATTCCTTTTCTAACTACCCAACTGTCTAAAGACTTTGTAGGTGGCATCTTGTTAGTGTACTTATAGGGCGTGTTATATTTCTTTTCTGTTCCGCTTACCCCTTTGTCCTGGAATTTGCCATAGTCAGCCATATTAAAGGCTAAAGACGTTGTTTCTGCGCTTTTTGATACTTGGTAGCCTAAAGAGTTATAAAGTTCCTTAGAAGCGTTCTTTTTGCCCTTAGATAAGTTGCTTCGTGATTGTTGTATAACATACTTAGCAAACTTGTTTAGTTCATCCCTTAAATATTCATCTGCTAACATATATCAATATCGTTGTGTATTACTACATCCATAGTAGCAGCGTAACCAGCAAGGCGGTTATCAAACCTTTCGTAAAAAGGCTCAAGTGTAGGGTCGCCCTCAAGTTGGAATTTGTCGCTATATAAATCGCCTCGTCTAAGCACCATAATTAGTTTATTAAGAACTGCTAATTGTGTGTTAAGTACATCTTGTTCGTTATTGTTGCCTCTGAAGATATCAGTAGTAGCTTCTTTGCTTTCATCTACAATATCCATAGCCATAACAGTTATGTTAAAAGACATTACTTGTTCTTGTAGTGTAACAGAGTTTACAATAATATGCGCCAAAGGAAAGATGCTTTGTTTTGATAAGTCTATGTCAAAGATATCTCCAGTTGTAACGGTGTTTACATTTACATCCGCTAAAAGCTGTGTTTCTATTGTTTCTGTTATTTGGTAAAAACCTCTTATCCCTTGTTGGCTCATTATCGTTATTTAAATTTGTTTTTAATTTGTGCTGCTTCTATGTCGTTTTTTTCTTTAGTGTATTCTAAATATGTTAAGCATTGATGTACGTTTAGTTTAGTGATATTTTCAAATCGTGTAATATCGCCTTGAGCGATGCCAAAGAGGGCGTTAAACCATCCCCACTTGGCTGTGAAATTAGATGCTGTGCTAAAGCTTGTTCGTTCTTCTTGTCCAAAGAGTTCAGCATAACCATAGATAAGTCCTTGCCTAAACTGTAAAAAAAAACAATAGCACCTAATACTACATCTAAGGGGAAGTCTTTAGCGGTATCGCTTGTGTCTGGGTTGTATTCCTTTATGGTGTACCTTGCACCTCGTTTGTGTTCTATTGGTCTAAATAGTACGTTTACTGCTCTGTGTAGGTTGTCGTTATCGCCTATAAAAGTGTCTAAGTCCATATACTCGCCAAAGGTCATATCGTCAAGTTCTGGAATAAAGCCATAATCTACACCACCTAAACTAAACTTATTTATTAGCTGGTGGTTAGTGTCAAACATAGTATTTATTATCTCGCATACCTCAGCTATGTCTGTGGCTTTCATATTGCGTACTACTATCTCTGGCACTTTGCAAAATATCTCTACAATCTTAAGTTGTATCGCTGTATCGTGTGTATCTTCTAACTTGCCATCTAACTTAGCAAACTCTTGGTACTGTCCAAGTGTTATTTCGTTAAGGCTTGTTGGTATTCTTAAATTAACTTTCATATTACTTTACTTATTAATATATAAACAATTTTAAATTATTTTAGTGAACTATATACTTACCTCTATTTGGGTTTTGTAACTGGTAGCCTACTGCGTATCTAATAGCATCTATTAAGTGATTGTACTTGTCTATTGGTGTGTTGCTTTTGCGTTCTAACCAGCGGTAGTTGTTTAGTTCTTTGATAAGGTTTGTACTGTCTGGACTTACCACCAGGTCATAGTCTTGTAGTAGGCTTATTCCGTATGTTACACTTCCTTGCCCTTTTATGCTTGGCTTTACGTTACACCCTTTGGCTTTTATTTCGCTTAGTAGTCTTGGCTCTGCACTATCGCCTACAATCAACCCACTATTAGCGTGTTTAAGGTTTAGTTCTGCAATTTGTGATGTGGTTAGTCTTGGCAAGTAAAAGCATTCCTTTAAATAGATTGTTTTGGTGCTGGTGTTTATGTTTACCTCTACTAAGGTACTTGGGTCTGCTGCAAAACCATAATCTTGACCCCACACACTTACGCTTGTTCTTTTAAATTCCCCTATACTCCAGTTGCTAAATATAACACCCTCAGCTTTACTCATCCAAGCACCAAGCATTTGTTGTTTGTACTTCTCTGGTCTGCGCTTACGCATTTGGTCTATTTGGTCTATGTAGCTTTTAGATAGGTTGTCTATGTTGTCTATGTAAGTGGTGTGTATGTAAGTTGTGTTTTCTTTCTGTGTATTGCTTCCTTCTTGTACCCCTCGTTCCTCAAAGAAGCGTCTGTATATAAAGTGTTCTTTGGTTGTAGGGTTTAATATAAGTATTACTCTGTTTGGTTTGCCTTGCTGCCTTACACTTAGGTCTATGGTGTCAAACTTTTGCTCGTCTGTTAGTTCCTCAGCTTCATCTACTACCCAAGTGGTAATACCTTGCAGAGATTTAAGGTTTGCTGTCTGGTCGCCACTTGAAGTCTTGATACCTCTAAAGATTATCTTGCTGCCAGTCTTTTTGTTTATTATCTCGTCTTTAGTAATGTGGAAGTGTTCTATTGACCCAAACTGTTCTAACTTGTCTAAGAACTCTGGTATAATTGAAATGTATGCTGAGGTTAGTGTATAGCGTGTAAATAGTATAACGTGTCCAGCTTCATAGGTAAGCATAACTAAAAGGGCGTTTACTGAAAATGACTTCCCAGACCCACGACCACCACTAACAATAAAGTACCTACTATCATTCTCGATAATAGGCATATATTTCTTTTTTACTTTAATCAACGAACTTAATTAAATCTCTAAAATTGATGTTTAAGCCCTCAGAACTATTGATGTCCATACTTTCTTTAGGCTTTCCGTAACGATAGCTTAAATAGGTCTGTAAGGCTCTCATATCGCCTTTGGCTACTAACTTACCTAAAGTTTCTATTGCCTCGTCTTTGTCTATTATATTATCTAAGCGTTCTATTAGTTTTTGCTCAGCAGCCTTAGTAGGTCTGCCTCCTTTGTTTCCTTTTGTACCTTTGTTAAATTTTCTTTTGTCCATAAATCAGTTTTTAATTAGTTAACTGAATTACTAATATATAAACATAACTTTATTTTTTTAGCACAGTACTGGGTTTTTAACTTGTCTTTTTAATTTAGCACCTTTTATTTCTTGTGACCGTATTTGTGGTTTTGTAGCTTTTATTAGCTTATCGTATGGCATCAGCCTTGTACCTATAAATTGCATAAGGTTTTCTGTTTCCCATTTGCTTAGTACTTGTGTTATTTCTTTTATTAGTTCTTTGTTTTGTGGTTTAAGTTTTGTTTGCTTCACTACCTTTTTCTTTCTTGGCATTTTGCATAATTCTACATCCAACCTAAACTTCTTAACTATCTTGTTAAATATTATTTTATCGCTGTGTGTAATTGTATCAAAGGTTCTAACGTGATATATTGCGCAGTCGTGTGATACGCCTATTTTACCGCCTAAAAATTGTAATGTGTGTCCTACTTCCTTAGCCAGTTTACAATATACCTTTCTTGCATACGAGTATTGTCTTTGTCTTACCCTTTGTGTTATATCAAATCCGTAAAGGGTGTTTAGTTCTTTTATTAGTTCGTCTAAGTTCATATTAAAATAGTTCTGTTTGTTTTGCATTTTGTTTTGTTATTACTCCTATCGCTGTTTCAAGTATTGTTTTACCAGCTTCATAATCTACTAAGTTCCTTGCTATTTTGTTCATAGCTTGCTTCCCTTTGTACTTTCTGAAATCGTAATCGTGAAAATCAGACAAAGCATCTACCTCATTTTTAGTGTGTCCAAGTTGTGGGTTTTCCCTTTCGTTTATATTTAAAGGCAGCATAAAATTAGTCCAGTACAAATGTCTGCCTCTTTTTTGTGCTGGCACTAAAGGTTGGTAGTAAGGTATAACATTCTCCACTACATACTTCCCTTTAAATCTTGGGTTTTCTCCTTTTGCAACTGTTTCAAGCATTATTATTTCTTCATACAGCTTCATATCTGGGTATTTGGTTTCAAGTTTTGTATTCCATCCTCTTGCTCTGCTATGGCTTGGGCAAGGTGGAGAACTCCAGATAAAATCAAACTCTTTATAATGGTCTAATAAATATTGGTGTGCATCTGCTACTATTACTGTGTCTTGTGGGAAGCGTTCCTGGTATAATCTTGCCAGTTCCTCATCCCACTCAACAGCAGTAACCTCAACGTCTGTTACTTCATCCCACTTATATCTATTACCACCTAAACAAGCGTATAAGTTTAGTATCTTCATACTTCTTCTTTCTTGTATATAGTGTATCCGTTTTCTTTTAGGAGTTGTATCGCTTCCTTTATTTTTTCTTGTTCTATTCTGTAACTGTCAAATATGTAGTTGTGTATTACCATTGTTCTTTGTTTAAATTATATTCACTAAGGGGTGCTTCCCCATTTTCTTCTAATTCTTTTTGTAAGTTGGCTAAGGCTCTCCAGCATACCTTTGCTGAGTGTCTTATTTTATCTGTGTCTATCTCTCCAGCTTCCATTAAGTGCCTTGTTAAAGCATCTAACTCATCCCCACTCTTTGACCTATCCCAATGTAAAGGTTTGTCAGGGTGGTGCTGTTGGTTGCCTATCCAAGATGTTTTGGCTACTTCTCTTATTGCATCTGGAAAGTATTTAAGTACTCCGCTAAATACTGGCATTTCTTTTCTGTTTGGCTCGTCATAAACACCAGCCTTTTGCTCTTCATAGGCTAACTCTTCTTGTTCTGTCATTGTGTAAGCACTTTCTGTTCCGCTTATGTAGTCAATCTTTTTTCTCTTCATCTTTTTTTTCTAATGTAACTTTAATAGCTTCTATCTGTACATACATTTGAGCAACTATGTTTTCAAGTCTTAGTATGCGTTGTATCTGTGTGTGTTTCTTTTGTTTCATAATTCCCCAGTTAAGCAATAGTTATCTAAATCTGCACCCTCTATAAAGAACTTGTTGTATAAGTCAAGTGCTTTCTCTACTTTCTCTTCGCCTCTGTAATAAAATTCTTCTGAACAGTTAAAGATACCTATGTCTAAGCTACCTTTGTCTAACACCAGAAAATAGAAGTCTTTGTATTCTTTGTTAAATAGGTTGCAATATAAATAGCATTGTACATCGTATCCGTACTTATTGGCACTCCAGCTAAAGTCCTTGATGTTTGTGGTGGTTTTTAAGTCCACTATCCTATTAGTGGCTAATACATCTGCTTTACCTCTAAAGGGAAAGCCTAAGACGTTGTCTATTGCTGGTATTTCAAACTCTGCTTTAGTTATTAGTTCCTTTGCGTGTTCGTTTCGGTAGAACGCATCTACAAGCCTTTCTGCTTCGCCTCGTTCCTTTGCGGTGTAAACACTTCCAAACTCTTCTTTGGCTTCTTTAAACTTCTTTGTGTTTCTGCTCTGTACCTCTACAAACTTTTGAGAGGCAAACTTCTCTGGCTCAAGTATTGCCCAATGAAACAAAGCACCAGCCCTTAAAGCTGCGCTATCCCCACCCCCATACTTCAAGCTAAAGTTATACGTCTTAGGACTTGATAGAAGCTGTTTAAGGCTACTACTACTAAGGGCAAGGGTGTTTAGTTCCCCATAGTAAAAAGTGTCATCTTCCATACGCTTAAGCAGTTCTGCTTTGTCGTAATACTTGTTGTCTAATAGTTTTATCTTATCCATATTATTCAAGGTCATAATTATAGCAATCACGACAGCAGTAGGTTTCTCCGTTTGTTGGCGTTTCGCACGTTCTACAATAGGTTATCTCGTCTGGTGTTTCCCAATAGTTCATATCTCGTATTGTTTTAGTTCTTGTTTTAATTTTTGTATCTCTTTGTTTTTTTCGTTTCTTATGTGGTCTACTTTTTTGGTTAGTATCTCTACCTCTGTAATTAACTGGCTTGAGAGTATCCCTATTTCTGTAATAGCTTTTACACAGTTCTTTAAATCTTTGTTGTTAGGTTTAGCCTCTTGCCAGTCAATAAGTTTCTCAATTAAGTATGAGTACCACAGTCCGTAAGATTGTTTTTGTAGTAAGTCCATTCTAACTTGCAGAACCAATTAAGTAACCAAAAGCCACACACAAGGCTAACATAAATATAATAGCACCTTGTATAATTCTTTCTCTTTGCAGTTCTCTTTTAAGTTCTTTGGCTTCCAACTCTTTCTGTGTGTAAACCTCTATTCTATTTTTGCGTGTTTGAATGTGTAATCCAGTTTTTGTCTTTTTCATTTTATTAATCTTGTATGTTATAAATTATGCTTCTAACGTATTCTTTACGTTTCAATAGCCTTGCCCTAAACTCGTAAGGCATTTCGGTCTTAAGGGTTTTGTTTATATCCCTAAGTTCTTTGTTTAAATCGTCAAGCTGCGTTCTCATAAGTTTTGAATATAAGATAGTGCAGTTTGCTCGTTCATTCCATAGGCTTGAACCATCATAGTTATCCAAGCCTTTTCTGTTTCTGTAAGTGTTTCCATTGTTTAAGTTTTGTTGTTTAATTATGAGTGCTTCCAAACTTTTTCTAAAGCATCTTGTAAGGCAGGGTTATAAACCTCGTATCCGTCCTCATATTGAGCATAAATCATTTCCCCTCGTCTTACTGTTAATGTGTAAAGGTTTCCTTTGTAGAATTGTTTAACTTGTGTTGTCATTTTGTTTTTGTTTTAAAGTTATACGCAAATATATATAAAAATATTTATTATAAACAAATTATAAACAAGTTATTTTAAAAAAAATTATTCTACTTCTTAAATCCGTTTAAATTAATTATAGATGCTTGGCTCTCGTCAATCAAATAACAAGGCTTTAATACTTTCTTTTTAGTCCATAGTGTAGTATCTGGGCAGTACATATCTTTCACTTTTAAATCTTCCAGGTTGTTTAGCCAGAACATATAATTTCCTTTAGGGTCATTAACAAAATACAAAGCTATCCTACCAGTTTCTATCAGCTTGTCGTACTTGTAAACCTCAAGCATTTTCTCTTTGTAGTATTTGTTTCTAAACTTAAACTCTATTACTACTTCTGTGCCTTTAGGACTTGTACCAATAGCGTCGTAATGTTCAAAGCCTTTTCCAGTATGTGTTAAGTTCCAGCCATCAGCATTTAATAATAGTATTACAGCTTTCTCCCACTTGTGTATGTTTTTAATCATAAATTTTGTCTATGTCTGCAATCCATTGTAAAAGCCTTTTAGGACTGCAACTGCAAGGCTCGTAATATTTGTGATTGTAATACTTGGAATGAAGCCTACACAATAACTTATACTGCTCTTGTGATAGCTTCCCCTTAACATCAGCTTTAAACTGCTTCCAGTCTTTTTTATCTATTTGTTCCATAAGTCTAAATCTATATCGTTCCACTCTTCTCTACGTTGGTCGCATCCGCAATCTTCTCCCCATATCTTTTTAACTACCCATCTTATCCCCGTGTAGTATGTAATGTAGTAAACTAAATCTCCTAATTTCATATATTTTCTTTTATGTGTTTTAGTGCGTTTCTGTAAGTATTGTAAAGGCTGTAATAACTTATCTTTGTTTCTCTGCTTAGTGATGCTACACTTTGCCCAGAAGCTACTAAAGTAAATACCTTGCTATCGTACCAGCGCATCTCTGCAAGTAAGTTATCTATTTTAGTTTTATCCTTTGCATATTGTACCTCGTCTATGCCCAAGTCATCTATCTGCTTTACTTCCCCATCTATGTCCTCTATGTATGTTTTTATCATTCGTGCCTCTTTCTTGTGGGTGTTTAAGTATATTCCCCTAAGCACCTTATAGCAGTAATAAGTATTGATGTCGTTATTGTACCAAAGGTCTAAGCCTTTTTGAACATCGCATATCAGCTGGATGTACATTTCTTGTACCACATCCTCAGCCAAGCTTGGTTTACAGCCAAAGGATTTTACAATACCTATCCAATTTTTGTGCTTGTCGTAAGCAAGTTCTACAAGTGATTTCATTAACCTAATTTCTCTTTGGTTGTTATAAAGTATTTTAAGGGGTCGTATATCTCGCCTACTACAAATGGAAGTCCTAACTCGTTTACACTAAAGCTAAAGGTTTCAAACGCATAGCCTCTTGACCTTTTACATTTAACTGTTATGTTATCCTTGTGTACTGAGTTAAGTTCTAATTGTATTTGGGTTTCTGTCTTTTTCTCAAGGAACGAGCCTAAGTGTCCAGTAGGCTTCTCGCTTCCATAATTGCTATGTATTACAGTAACTATATGGCAGTTAAACTTGGCACTCCACTCCATTATCTTTTGAACACATAAATTACTTTCCTCTAAGTTGTTTACATCACTTACTAAGTCAGCAATACCATCTATGATAACTAAACCGTTTTTATCTCCGTTTTCTTTTAGTATGTGTTCTATAAACGCTATCCTTGTTTTGTAGTTTATTGTTCTTAGTGCATAGGTCTGGTAGCACCCCACGTCTTGCACGTTAGCCATATCTAAAACTCTTCTAAACACTCTTTGGCTATGCCAGTGTCCTTGCTCTGTGTCAAAGTGTAAAAGGCACTTACCATCTCTGTGTCCTCGTATGTTACCACCAAAGTTATTACCACCGCTTAAATATACAGAAGCTAATAATGAGGCAAAAAAGGTTTTTTTACTTTTAGGTGGTGCTTGTACAAATGAGAAGTTTCCATAAGTTCCAATAGGTATAGGGAACGTAATATCTCCTTTTGTGGTTTGTATTGTTTTCTCTCCATAACTCAAAGCTGTTGGTGGGTACTCCATAACTTCAGTAGTGTCAATAGCACACTCTTCCTTTATGAGTTCCATCAGCATAGCTTGTGTTGTTTCTTGTTCAGTCATTTATTATATGTTTGTTTTTGTTTTTGTAAAGGTATAAAAAAAAGGAGGTTAAAAAACCCCCTTTTAATTAAAATGGTAAATCTGCTTTCTCAGTTGTTACTGGCTCTGCTTGTGGCTCTCTTTCTGCCAAGACAATATTATTGTCAGTCCATAAGACCTTTCCGTTGCCTAAGTATTGGCGTTGCTTCTTAGCCTCTCTTTCTTCTTTTGACTGTGCCACATACACGCTGGTGTTATTTCCGTATCGTGTTTCATCGTTTACAGCCATTGTAAGGTTCACATATACTGCGCCCTCTTTCCCAGCAATAAATTTCTCCTTTGGAAGTTTATCTACTCTTAAATTAAAGTTTATTAATGCACTCATAGTTTATTTATTTATTTGTTTATTTATGTTTATAAGGTTTTGTATTCTGTTTTGGGTTTCTTAAAACTTTCGCTTTCATCTTCGCCAAACACCCCTAACTCGTAAAAGCCAGTTAGTTTAAGGACTGCTCTACTCATTGCTCGTTTCTCAGCCATCTCAGCGACGTACCAAGAGTTAGTGTTACCATCTTTGTAGTTATCGCCCTTTAAGGCACTACCAAAGGTTTCTATGCTTTTACCGTTCTTTTGTGCAAGTGCTTTAAATACTGCAAAGTTAGGCTCACATTTTATAACTTCAAAATTAACTACCATTTGTTCTAAGGCTTGTATCTTGTCAATACCTTGCCTTGTAATGATGGTGTAGTGCTGGTGCTTAAAAAAGTCTGATTTGTCTAAGTTGTATTTTTCGTAAAGTTCTTTTAGTTTATCTCTGTTCATTATTCTTCGTTTAAATATTCTATTTCTATTATTTGTTCTAAGTATTGTACTCTATTCTCTAAGGCTTCTATCCTTGCGTTTAAGTAGTTAGCATCTATGCTTCTTACTCTTATTATATCTTCTGTTCTTGTCATCTTATAAGTCTTTAAAATATACAAAAGGGTCTTTACTCCCTAAAACAAAATATAAATCTAATACAGCAGAGTATCTTAAATCTAATACAAAATTATTACTTTCTAAAGCATCAATAATACGACCTACCACAGTAGGGTGTTGTATGTTTTTGTCAGAAAGTTTCTCGCTGTAATGTGGCTTAAGCCTATCAAGTAAGGTAATTGTTTTATATGTCATTGTCTTTGTTTTATGTTAATAATAACCCAAAGTTATAAAAAAAAATTTAATAAAAAAAATAATAAACAAAATGTAAACACTTAAACAACAAAAAAACCACCTTTAGAAAGGTGGCTTAATTGGGCTGGTTAGCCGAAAAAAACAAAAACATATAGAATATACAAACAAAGATAACCAATATATACTTAATCTAAAAGTTTTGCTTCTTTTTTATTTCATTTAATTTGTGTTTAAATTCTTCAAATATTTCTTGCCAATCTGCATCTGTAAATTTTACCATACTTCTTGACGTCTGTAATAGTTCTTGTGATAGTTCTTGCCCCAAAGCTATGCTGTATTCATACTGCCTACCATACTCAAACCTATTACACTTTCTGCATTGTGCGTGTACGTTCCTTTCGTCATACCTTGTGATTAAATACTTTCTACTTATAAAGTGTCCAGCATCACTTTCAGAAAAATGTATTTTTTTACCACAGCTTACACACCCACAATAACCAGTATTGTTATCTGCATCCCTACGCCTTATGTATTCGTGGAATACTTTATCTATCTTATTCTTCCAATATTTTTGTGTTTTTTTTGGCATTGCCTCAAATTAGAATAGACCCCAAAGGTCATTAATTTATTATAACTTTATTATAACTATTTTTTAGTATTTTATGTTTCCCTTTGTTTATCTGTTTATGTTTCCCTAAATATATATCTATTTAAGCATACCATAATTTTATAATAAATGGCTCAAAGTTATTAATTAATTTTTAGAAAAAAAAATAGTAAATTAATTTTAGTTTACTTTTTCCAGTTCTTAGTTATTTTTTCAGCAGAACGCATACCAAAATAACCACCGTAAACAAGTAGTAATAGTGAAGATAGTAAGTCAATCCAATTAGGGTCTATTTTAAAGCCTTGTAGTGAACTATCTAATATTATGTATATAAATAGTGTAAGTGTTAAAAAGGCAAGTGTAAGGGGTCTTATATTGCGTGTAAGGTAGCTGTCTGTGGCATTGTCGCTTACCCATCGCTTAGTAGTTTCTTCTATCTCTTTGTTTTGTTGTTCGTGTATTAATTGCTGAAGTTTTATCTTGTCCTCTATCGATATGTCAGCCTTTGTAATTTCTTTAATTGCTTCGCCTGGAGATATAACACCCTCAAGCACATTGCCAAGTGCTGGGTTAATTACCTTTGCAGCACCAAGTAAAAGCTTTCCTACTGTTGTATCTTTAAACTTCTTTTTCATTATTTTTTCTATAATCCCAACGTGCTTCTGTGCCTCTTATGTCTATGTGGGTAAAAGTGTCATACTTGCCCAAGCCACCACATTTTATAAAGCCACCTTGTTGTAATTTGTCAAGTGCAGTAGCAACTTCGTCTGGTGTTAGGTTTTTTACAACTATGTCCGCTGCTTTACCTTGCAAGTGTTGTGATTTTAATGTACCACCATTAATACCATTCCAAGCCTCACATCTGTAAGCACTATTTATTGTTATAGGCTCTTGTAATTCATCTCTGACAATTTGTAGGTTTTCTGCAAGTTCTTTGATGTTTCTATATACATCATCTGGCATCCTACAATAACAACCCTCAAGGTTGCCTTTGCACTCAAACTCTTTTAGCTTAAAGTTCTTTGTCAGCTTCATTCTTTTTCTTGTAAGTTGCGTATATCTTTTGCAGCGTATAAACAATAGAAGCCAAAAGAAGTATAATCTTTAAACTATTTTCAACAGCAGTAAAACTAACACCTAAAGTGATTATGTTAAATATATACAATTTGATATCCTCTAAACTCATTTTACATTTTGTTTTCTTGATAGTCCACACCGTAAAAGCTGTGTACTCCGTTACCATCTATATTACCAACAGCAGCAGACTTCCAACCGTAAGGATGCTCTGCTACAATAACATTACCCTCTTCATCAACAGTATCTTCTAATCTCCACATAACGTCTAAGTGGTATTTGTCGCTTAATACTGGTGCTTTGGTTTCGTTGCCCTCTTCATCGTATTCGCCTTGCTCTAAAACAATATGTCCTAACTTTACAATAGCGTGTCTGTGTGTTGGGTACTCGTTACCATCTTCGTCTGTGTCTACTCCAAGAGATTTTATTTTTTTATCACAAGCTGATTTATCAGCAAATTCGTATTTTCCTATTTTCATAATTATGTTGTTAAAGCTGTTAGTGTTTATATGTATAGTTTTTTTATTTTTTTTATCTTATTGTGTTTCTTATGTAAAGATTTACCCTTGTTTTTATCATAGGTGTAATTGCTACACTTGTGTTAATTTTTCTAATTGTTCGTCTGTTAATGCTTCTGTAAATACTTGTAGTTCTCTTACTTTTCCGTAAAAAGGATTTGTAGACCCATCATCAAAAGCTAATTCATTTAAGCCAATAGGTGTATTGCCACTTGTGTCAACAGAAACCTTTTGTGAATTTATCCATAAAGAAAAATCATTTTGTTTGTATTTAACAGCAAATTTATTAAATGTAGTTATATTATCAATTATCTGTGTGTTATCAAAAACAACTGAATCTGATGATATTATTTCTACTCGAACTTTATTCGACCCATATCTATATCCAAAAATTATTCTATTTGTTGAACTTCCAATAGCTATTTTTCTATTTGTTTCATCATCAGCTAAAGCAGCTATCTCGCAATACAATACACCTTCTTCTGAATTAAAGTCTTGTGCTGAACCAGAGTTATTACATACGTCTGCTAAACGAGTAACACCACCACTAACTCCGTGATTAGGAATATACGAAGTGGCAAAAGATTTTTGTTCAACCATTGCACCCCAAACTTCTATATCTCTTGCAGTAACACCACCATAAGTATTAATGTTTATATTTTCACTACCTCCAGTATGTCCACCACTTCTGTATCTATTAATTCTTTGCCAATCTCCAGTTAAAGTAAAATTAGTTTCTCCATCTTGTAAGCCAAACCTAATTGTTTCTCCCTCTGTTCCTTTTATATAAATAGAAGCAATGACATCATTTGTTGCAGTAAAATTTAATTTTAAAATTTCTGAAGCATAATAAAATAAAACTCTTGAAGAACTTTTAGTACCATCTGGACTTATTCCATAATTTGATGTAATAGCAACTTCACTTGTTTTAATCCATTGACTAAAATCCTCGCTATACTGTAATAATTGAGTTGACTGTGGTTCTAAAAGTAATGCACCTTTAACTGAATGACTAAAGTCTATTCTTGGTGTGTCTGTTTGTATTTCTTGTATTGATATGTTTGTTACAGAGCCATTAAAAACTCCACTTCTTAATATAAAATTAGTTCCATCTGAAACCACTATAATTTGATAACTTCCACTTTCATTTATTGTTAAGTCTGTAGAATATGATAATCCTACTCTTAATAATAAAATACCACTTGTTAAATTAACATCTAATTTTATTTTATATGTTTTACCATTTTCAATGACACCATTTTGAGATAGATTAACACCATCTGTGCCATCACAAATTGCTACACCATCTCCAATACTCCATCCAGTTCCTAAAGTCCAATAATCGTTTGGGTCTACTTGTTTAACAGATACGTTGTCTATTGAGCCAGAAAAAGCTCCACCTTTAAATAACTCAAGTTCATTTTGGCTAAAAGTACCATACAATATATGTTCTCCATTTGTATTTATAAGTGAAGAATTAACATTTCCAAAATCTACATACATAGAACCGCTTCCTCCATAGTTAGACAATGTAAGGCTAACTTTGCAAGTTTTACCATTTAGTCCAGAAATTTGTTGTTCTAATTTTGACGAAGTTCCAGCAACAGCTACTGCAGCACCTCCACTAATAGTCCATCCAGTTCCTTTAGTCCAATCACTATCAGTATCGAAGTTTCCGTTAGTAACCAGCTCTGACCCAAGTTCACTAAAATCTCCGTTGTTTACAAGATTAGTTGCTTGTAGTCCAGCAGTCTTAATTAAACCATCTTTAGCCACATAAGTAGCACTTGACCCTCTTGAAAAATCAAACTCCTTATTAAAGAACCTACCACTATTATCGTTATATGCTAATAGCTTATCTTCTTTTATTGCCCACTTACCGTTTCCTAATTTTACTCCCATATTATATTATTGTATAGTTGTTTGCTTGTGCTAATAAGTTGAATGTTTCGTACCCCTCGCCCGTTAGTCTTTCTAATTGGTCATTGTTTAATGCTTCTTTAAATACTGCTACGCATTTAGCGTTTCCGTATAAATTGCTAACAATTCCATCAGTAAAAGATAATTCTGTTAAAGTGTTTTGTGGAAATGTATTACCACTTGCAGAACTATCTACTAAAGTTCCATTTACAAATAATTTGTAATCATTTTGTTTATAAACTAAAGCTATTTTATGATAATCTAATATATTTGCAACTGTTTCTGTGTGACTATATTGACTTGAACCACCAACACTAACAAAAGCTGCAATAGTATTTAATCTCAAACTAAATTGTACTCTATTGCTATGACTTCCATCTGAAACACTTATAGCTTTATAGTTAGAATCATTAACCAAAGCAGCTATCTCTGCATATAAAACTCCCTCTGCTGAATTTATTAAATCACTACTACCAGAATTGTTGCATACATCAGCTAAACGAGTTGCTATGCTTCCGTTTGTTGGTATGTAGGAAGTCGCGTAGCTACCTTCTTCTAATTGTGCGCCCCATATATAAACAGTTCCAGTGCTTGAGCCATCTCTTAAAGGGTAAGTTCTAATAGATGTACAACCAGATGGTGTTGTAAATTCAACGGATATTCTTGTCCAATCTGTATCAGATATTTCGTTAAAATAAGATGTAGTATTAACAATATTTGTAAAATTTGTTGCATTTAATATACTATATGAAACATCTGTTGCAGTACCTTTTTTTACATAAAAAGTAAATGTATAGTTAGTTGATGCACTTACTGAAATTGTATCAAATAAATAATGAGCATTTGCAGCCGTTATATCTACTTCATCAGCATCTAAACTTCCAGAAGGAGATAGTATTTTATTTTCATTAACTGTTAATCCAGTTTTAACCCAAACTGATTGACTAAAATCCTCACTATAATTAATAAGATTAGTCCTCTGCGGCTCTAACAACAAACTCCCAGTTCCATTTGTATAATCTATTCTAGGGATATTAGTGTCTTCTGTTATTTCTATTACTGATATGTTTGTTATTGTTATATCAGTATCTCCATTTCTTAAAATACCTAATGATGTTAAATTTGCTAAACCTTCAATAGTATGAGTTCCAACAGTAGATGTTAATATTGTGTCATTAGCTATTAAAGAATTTGTTTTAATTCCACCACTATTTGATTCAGATATAGTATAAGTTAATCTATACTTATTACCTATTGTTAAAATTGCATCAGGAGAATTAAAATCGTTACCTGCTCTAAATTCTGTATAAGCAGCTCCGTTTGTGTCAATTTGAACGCTACCTTGTTTAAAAATAACATTACCATCATAAGAAATCCAATTCTGTCCGACCTCTTTGACTGATACGTTGTCTATTGTAAATACCGAGCTTACTGTTGAAAAAATACTTATAAATGCAGATAGTGTTGCGTGTGATGTAGCTTCTTCATAAATAGTATATGTATCACTTGTTGTGTATGATGTGCTACCACCACCTACTTGAAAGAACATATTACCACTACTTATGTTTAAAGTAAATGTTATTTTATATATTTTACCTGTAACTAGACCTACATCTTGTCTTATAGGGCTATATGCAAGACCATCAAAACTAGCATTTATATTGTTAAAAGTCCAACCTGAAGAAGTTACCCAATCTGTACTTCCTGAACTATAATCGCCATTAGTAACCAACTCCGAACCTTCTTCCTCAAAGTCTCCGTTTTGTACTAATTCCCCACTTAATATCTGTACATCTTCTATAAGTCCTTGTTCGTTTACTCTTGTGGCTGATGAGCCTCTTGTAAAGTCAAAGTCTGCGTCATTAATAAGTTGTATAGATATATCCTTAAACTCTACTTCTTGATTTGCACCAGTAACAGAAGAATTAAATTTTAACTCTTGATTTCCACTTGAACCAGTTGTTATAATTACTTCAAAATATAAAAATTCATTTCCACTATAAGCATTTACAATATTACCTTGAGTAGAGCCGTTATAAAATGCAACATAAACGTTTGTAGCAGATATATTTCTTATAAATCCACTTACTTTATATTTTTGATTATATCCTTTAGATGTAAGACCCTGATTTTGATAACTTAATATAGTATAATTATTCGCACCAGTTGAACTTATATTAGCAACTCCGTTTGTAACTGTTTTAATTCCAGAATTAACACCAAATGTTGTATAATCTAAATTAGTGTTTAAATTATCTCCAAAAGATTGAACAGGCTTAACACTATGTAAAGAGCCATTATCGTAAGCTGTTGGTGTTAGTAATATACTTGGCTTAGGGTTTATAGCAGCCATTAGCTTGTCTGTTTCGTTGCTATTCTCGTAATTGTCTGAACGTACAAACATTTCGTTAGTCGCATCAAACTTCTCGTAAGTATCGCCCCAAGCAATATCGTTTACTGCATTACCCCAATTACTTCTATGATATATTTCGTTTGCCATATTATGTTGTTAATTCTGTTAATTGTGCATCTGTTAATGCTGTATCGTAATATCTTAAATCTTTGCATCTGCCATAAAAAGGCGAATTATTTGTAGTATTTCCATCGTCAAAAGCTAATTCATTCAAGCCAACGGGTACATTTCCAATTAAGTCTGTTACTACGTTAGTTCCATTAACCCATAATTGAAAATCGTTTTGTTTATATCTACCAGCAATTTTTATAATATCTGTAACATCTGACAAAGTATATAATAAACTTCCTTGACTTACACCACCACTTACCACTCTAAATTCAACAACATTTGTAGTTGTAAAATAACCAATCCTTACACTGTTAGCATAAGCACCAGAAGAAACACTTATAAATCTATAAGTACCATCATTCGCGAAAGCACTTATCTCTGCATAGAGTACACCCTCGTTATCGTTGAATACATTTACATCTCCAGCATCTGTGCAAACATCTGCGTTTCTTGTTGCTGAACCGCCTTCTGTTTTTATGTACGAAGTTGAATAAGTGTCTTTTTCTAATTGGATACCCCATACATACATAAAACAACTATCTGAACTATCAGACAAAGCGGTTGTAACTGCATCATTTTTTGGAGATATTAAAACAGTAACAGAACTGTGAGCATCTGTTGATAATACCAAAGACAACCTAACCCATCCATCATTGTAGTTTTCAGCCTTTGTGCTTAATATTGTAAAATCTTCAAAATCAATAGAAGCGTTTATTGTGCCTTGCTCAAAGTCATATTGTAAGTAGGCTCTGTCTGGGTAATCTCCTTGTAAAGATAATGTAGCATATCTGCTATCTCCTTTTTTTACAAATACAGAAAGCGAAAAGTTTTGAACTTCAGAAGCAGTCTTAGTAAAAGCCTTTGAAACAAATGATGAACTTGTTGATGTTCTTTGTAGTTTATCAGCAGTTAAAGTTCCATCTGGAGAAGTTATTTGGTTTGCAGTAACGCTAAGACCAGTTTTATTCCAATAAGCATTATCTATTTGCTCTGAATAGTGTGCAAGATTTATTCTGGATGGCTCTAAAAGTAAATTAGGACAATTAGAGTTAAACCAATCAAGTCTTGGTATGTCTGCTGCGACCTCTTCAATAAGTCCATCCTTACGTACTCGTGTGGCTACTGTATCCCTATCAAAAGTGAAATCTCCACTACCATTATTAGGCAGTATAGAATACACCTTTTCAGACTTATATCCGCTTGGTATTAATGCTAAAGTTGGCTTACTCATTCTTTTTGTTTTTTATCTCTTCCTTTTTCAAGGTTTCAATAATATATTTTTTTAGTTTACTAAGGTTTGTTTGTTTTACCTTATATCTCATAGCACCCAGCCTTTATAAGTTGTGTCTGTGTCTGGGTCAATGTCCTCGTTTGTGTTACTGTTGTACTCTGGAAACAAGTTATCGTTGAAACTAAGGTAATCTACCAATCTTGTAGAATAGTAGTTAGCGTATTCTCTCGCCTTTGCCACTAAGTAATCTACTTCGTTTTTATCTACGTTCTGTGCTGTTTCGCTTGTGTGCTTAAACACCCCACCGTTTTTTATTTGATATGCAGCAAAAGGTATGTAATTCATCTGTGCAAACCATATTAAAGTAGGCTGAACGTAAGTATTTACTAAACTTAAATAATTACCAGCCAAAGTACCAGCAACAATATCAGCACTTATCTTATTGTAAAGGTCTGTACCTAACAAATTTTGTATGTCTATTTGTTGTGCTATCTTAATAAATTGTATAAACTTATCTGTGTCTACATTACCATCAATGATAGAGTTTTTTACTAAGTCCGTTCTGTTTATAAATAGTGCTGTTGCCATTAGTTCTTAAATCCTATTTTGTTCCAATATTCAGCGGTATAACCTTTATACTTCATATCCTTTGGTGCTACTGGTACTTTCTGTGCGTTAGCTTCTGGTTTAAAACCTCTTTTTCTTGCCTCTGTTGTAGTAATTGCATCGCCTAAGCCTTTAGCACCATCTTTGCGTACATACGTCTTTCTGAGCCATTTGTGTTGGCATCTTGCACCACCCTTGTATAACCAGATTGAGTAAGTATCGCTTCCACCCTTACCAAAGCCAGCATTAACTACTTTTGTATCCATTGAGATAATATCTTCCTTACGGTAAACCTTTTTAGCATCTACCATCTTTTTACAGAAAGGTCTTGAGTTTGCGCTGTATCTTTGTGGAGAATACATATACCTAACTAAAAAAGTGTTACCCTCTTCAGCTTCTTGTTTGCTTTCTCCATCTTGTTCGCTTTCTCTAAAAGGCTTTGCGCTTCCAGTACTTACAAACTCCCAGATTTTAGCAAGTGTGCTTTTTTCTTTTTCTTCGGTATTCGGTTTGTTCAAGTCCGTTATAAGTTCGTCTAAGCCATCTTCTTGGTCGTAGTTTACTTCTCGTTCATCCATTAGGTCAAAGTCGCTTAAAAGGTCTGCTTCGTCTTGTCCTAAGTCTATTAAGGCATCTGCTATATCGCTACCTAATTCCTTTGGTAAGTCTTTGGCTAACTTTACGCCAGTTTCTTCTTCTCTTGTTTCTTCATCCTCTACGTTTTCAAGGTCTGTAAACTCAAGCGGTTGTAAGGTCTTAAAATATAGTTTTAAAGAGATATTATTGTAAGCAAGTATGCTATCAAAGGCATCTATCAAAAGGTGCTGAAATGGTCTAATAACGGTGTTATCCATAAGCACAGAAGCAGTCTGTAACTCGTCTGCGTTATTACCTAAACCAGTACTGTCTTTAATTCCTAAAAGCATAGGAGAAACAATTCGGTGTGCTACCATAATCTTTTTGCCACTCTCATCACTCAAGAATTGGTATTGGTTGTGTGCATCACTTAACTGTATTGGCTCTATTGTAGCTTGGCTCTCTGCGTTATCATTAAAGGCAAGTATAAACTTACCAGCATTACTTGAGCCACTAAATTTAGAGTAAATACGGTTTTCTAAGTTTTGGCGTTCCTCTGCGTTTGGTGTACCGTTGTTAAAGTTAATTAACATTGATGGTGCTAAACCATTAAGGATGTTGTTTAAGTGGTAGTTAGATATTTCTTCCTCTAACTCTGCGTACTGCAAACCACCTTGATAGTCTGGGCTTGAATAGTACTTATAACCAGCTCTGTAAGGCTTAACGTAAATAATCTCAATACTTTCGTTTGATGTGCCAAAAGCTGGTATGCGTTTTAGTTCTGTTCTTGGTTTTACATTACTCCAGTCATCACTATAATAGTAGCCAGTTATTTCGCCTTTCTCGTTACACTTCTCTGCTCTTAAATTCTCTACTGGGATGTGTTCTACTTGCGCTATTGTTTTTCTATCCTTTGAGTAAATAACTTGTATTGAGCATTGACCCATAAGCTTTAAATCGTAACACAACTTGCGTACACAATCCTTTTTAAATAAAGTAATCATTTTAGCGTAAGCCTCTGGCTTTCTATTGCTATCTAAAGCATCTAAGCCTTTTCCGTAAATCATTTGACTAACACCATTAATAATAGCGTTATTTGTAGGGCTTCCATTGTATCGGTCTATTAAGTAACCAAAGTAATTATTATCACTACCATAAGCTACCCATTGTTTGTTAGACTTCTCTACAATCTCTGGACTTGTGTAACTGCTTAAATTAACTATTCTTAAATCGTTCATAAAATAATGTAATCGTTATCAAAACTATTCTCTGTGGTGTATTCTCCATCATTAACAGAGTAGTAATTATTTGTTGCTTGGTTTATAGTTTGGTCTGTACAAAACACCTTGTCTTTGTAAAGGTTAGCACCATTAGGGTTTATATTAACCTCAAATGTGTAAAATTTGCCCTCAGTTAAAGTACCAAAAGCAACTGTGAAAGTCATATAATTGCCAACAGTTTCAGCGGTAGGGGTATTTTTAAAGCTTCTCCCAGTTTCATTATCTATTAATAAAACATCAACAGTACCGCTAATAAATTGACGTGGAATAACATTGAAAGTTTTACTGCCACTTGTTGTTATAATCTTCATACTAATATATAAACAAAACTATTTTATTTTGTATAAAAAAACCCCCACTATTTGTGAGGGTATTGTTTTATTATATTTTTTAATTTTAGTAATCTAATACCAACTGAGAAGCTTCGAGTATTGAGCATCCTTCATCTTCTGTAATGTTCTTAATCATTGTAATTTCTTCATCAGTTGGGTTTAAGTATTCTATTGCTAATTTGATTTCTTGTCTTGTGTACATAATATTTAGTTTTTGTTTTACATTTCAAATATACAAAACATTTATTGTTATAAACAAATAATTAACAAGTTTTTTTTTATTTTTTTTTTATTTTTTTTATTTCTTATCTGTTGAGCATAAAAAAAGCCTCTCTAAAAAGAAAGGCTAATTTTAAACATAAACAAACTACTATGCTGGTGTGATAGAAGTTGTAGCACTTACGTCTGGTGCAGTAGCAAAGAAAGGTGGAAACACCTCAGTTGCAACAGCAGTAATCGTAAAGCCTTGTAAATCTCCAGGGGCAGCACCCGTTACAATAGTTCCACCAGTAATCTCAGCACCGTTGTCTTTACCCAAAAGTAAATACTTAGTAGTGCCAGCACCATCTGGATATAATTCTACTACATAGTGCGCACGACCTCTATTTAAGAGTTTAATTTCTTCTTGTGTCGCTACGTCTAAATTTTGAAAGGTAACATTTAAAGTACTTTCGTAAAAAGTAGTTCCGTTTTCTCTACTTGATGTTACAGTAGTTTCTAAAGAACTTAAACCACCCTTTACTTCAAACTTAAAAAACTCAGCAGAAGCATCAGTAGGTAGTGTTACAGTTCCAGCACTATCTGACAACCCAGCAATAGCAGAACTATAATCTAAGATGTAAATATTTTTAATTCCAGCAAAGGCGGTCTTACATCCAACCCCTCTACCTTTTGTTATTGCACAAGCCATATTTTTAGATTTAATAAAAAAGGGTAGGCAGTTTTGCCCACCCTCTTTATGTTAGTTAATTAATTTATTAAGAATAAAGTACGATATCGCCTCTAACTCCGTATTGTACCCCAGCAGTATATCTCATTACTACTCGTACATTTTGAGAACCATCGATATCTGCCATATCAATAACCTTAACCTCGTTTCTGTCATCTAAAAGACCAGTACCAAAGAACAAGTTAGACTTCTGAGCCAATACAGCTTTATTGTCTGCAAGTCCTTTAGCCACAAAGATGTTGATACCCTCAAAAGATAACTCGCCACCATTGTACCAAGTTGTTCCTTTGTTATCTACACCATGCACCGCCAATAGTAGCAGCAAAGCCACCTAAAGCACGAATGTATGCTCTTGCAATGTTATTTGAAACGTAAAGCGTTAAATCTTCTTTTCCTAAGATAGTTGAAGGTGCAGCATCTACAATCTTCCCTAACTCAGCAATTACGTTAGCACTTGTTACAGTTCCTTCTGCAACGTCAGCACCACCATCAGCAGTAAGTAAAGCATCAAAGCCATCAAAAGAACCCTCTCCAGCAGCACCTTGCCAAATAGAAGTTTCAGTTGCGTTAGCAACCTCAGCAGCTACTCTTGAAATAACATAGTCAGAAAATAAAGGTGGCAACTCGTCAAAGGCACTAAAACCCATTTGAGCAGCTTCCCAATCTGAGTGTAATTCTTTTTTACAGATTTGTAGGTTTACTTGTAGTTCAGTTGGTGTAAGTACTTTCTCAGTCAATGTAAGACCAGAAGTAGTACTGTCAAAATCACAATCAGCAGAACGTACCAAGTTTGAAAAAGCACCTACTTTCATAGCAGCTTTATACTTGATGTTCGGTAAGATTGTTACAGCACCAGCGTCAAGCGTTGATGCAGATAATAGGGCAGCACCTAAGTACTTCCCAGCAAATTCTCCAGCATAACTGGAAGCGGTAATTGTTGGATTAGCCATTTAATTTAAATTTAGTTGTTAATTATTTTGTTTAATACTCTGTCAAGTGTGCTTTGTTTTCTATTGTTAGCAAACTTGAAATTTTGTTTTGTTTGTACCTCTGGGTTAGCCTTAATTGGCTCAGCAGCGGGTTGGTTTAGTTCCTCTTGTACTTCTTCTGGTACTTCGCTTAACTTCTCGTGTTTAGCAAGTTCCTCAGTCATAAGGTTGCCTAAGTCATCAGCACTTAACTCTTCGCCCATTTCTTCCTTTGGCTCAAGCATAGCTTTAATTTCCTCAATCATTTCTTTAACCTCAGCAAGTTCTTCTTTAGTAGCGTATCCCATTTCTTCTTTTTCTTCTTCAAGTTCTTCTTGTGCCTCTACTTCTTCTTCTTCTTCTTCTTCCTCTGCTTTAATCTCAGCAATAAGACCTTCTTCAGCTACTACTAAAATACGTCCGTCTTCCATTTGGTATCTCCCAACCGGTACGGCAATTTTCTCATCTTCAGAAACGATAAAAACTTCTTGACCAGCCTCAAAACTTTCAGCTTCCAAGATAGCACCGTTCTCTAAAGTTTGTTGCTCAAGCTTAATCTCTTCGGACAAGCCTACAACTTCTTTGATTTTTGATATCATATCATTTGTATTCATATTAATATATAAGTGTTAAAAATTAATTTTGCATTTTTAAATATTACCGATACCTTGCGCCCTTAGACTTCCATCACAGCACTTGGTTTTGTAAGTGTTATCAGCACACAAGCAACCACCTCTACGACTACCCTTAGGACTTGTTTTACTTGGTGTTATAAATCTTTTAATTCTTTTTAGCATCCTTGCCCTCTGTTTAACTTTTTATAGTTCTTACTTGACTTTAGTTTACTTGTTTTGCTTTTAGCGTGTACTCCTTTGCGCCTTATTTTCTTTTTCTCTATTTGTGTCGCTACTTTACGCATTTGCCATCCTTTTTCTTGTAACCTTTTGGGCATTTGTCGTACATATCAACGCTATGCTGTTCACAAGGCATATACCAAGTTTTACCCTCGTAATCGTGTGTGTGTATTCCTTGACAACCTAAATCTGAGGACATCTCTTTAGCTTTTTCTTCTGTTGAGTAAGCAAGTCTATCGTCAATAATAGCATAGTCCTCGTTTACAGTCATAGAAGCAAGGCTTAACTCCCCAAACTCTTTTAGTTTTTTAGCAGCGTATCGCTTACCAGCTAAACCACCCCACAATAAATAAGAGATAGTGCCACAAGCCTTAGTATCGCCCTCGTCGTAGTATTCTTCTGCTCTTGACAAATAAGAATACATACGCTTAATAGTTTCCTTAGAGATTGGCTTACCTTGTGCTAATTGTTGCGCCCTTATTTTTCCTACTTGTGTAGCACACTTGTTGTTTACTTTCTCGTTTAATTCTAAGCCTCTTTTAGCGTTGTTTTTAACTCCGCTTGGGTAATCGCTATAACTTTCAAGAACCATCTTCTTACCGCCCTTAACACGCTTATCGTTTTTAATAATAGCTTTAACTTGTGCAAGTAAATATTCTGCTTCTGCTTCTTCTATTTTGGCAAGTTCGTCTTTTATGCTTTCTTTTGGGCGTTCCATTTTGTCAGCAAAGTAACCCTCTATGCTAAAGCCTTTGACCTTACCAGTCTTTACAAACTCGTTCCAGATTTGTTCGTTGTTTACTTTTACAGCACCTACCCAAGTACCAAGTGGCAAGTCCATTCCGTACTTTACAGATTTGTCGTGTACCTTATCTTCTACTATCCAACTTTCTACTAAACTAAGTCCGTTTATTTGGTATTGGTGTTCTAAGGTTGAGTTGTTTTGTTTGCCTTGCATTAAGTACATTTGAGAGGCTTTTAAGACAGTATCTTTTGAGAAATATATGTAGTACTCATCTTCTCCGTTGCGTCTGTATATAGGCTTGTTTGGTATAAGTAAAGCACCCATAAGTATTCGCTTTTCTTTATCTACCTCTGCAAGTTTAAACTCTTGTGATTTAAGTGCAATAAAATCTTCTTCTATTGCTGGGTTTTCTACTACGCTAATAGCTTCAATCCCTATCTCTTGTTCTTCGTCTAAAATAAGTTCTACAATTCGCATATTAATATATAATAGTTTTTAATTTATTTTGTATTTATCCTAAAGAAGCACCCTCTACAATATTTCTATCTAAAGACTGTGCAGAAGTAACATCATTTGCTACTACATACGCTTGAACTGGTTGCTGTGTTTGTCCACCTATTGCATCGGCTAATTGGTTTGTACCACTTGCACCTACTATATTAAAAGCTGGTGGTGCTGGCGGAACAGATGGTGTAGAACCACCGCCACCGCTACTTATACCAGCTACATTTGGTTGGGGTACTTTTGTGCTTAAAATTGTTTTTACGTTTGTTAAACCAGTTGCAATAATTGCTATGGCTTGAGCAATACCAGCAAACCCACCTTGCGCTATGGCTTTGTTTGCACCTACATAAGTGTCAATAGTAGCAGAAGCAACTCCTAAAGCCTTACCAGCAGCAGTACCTTCTCCAGCAATAGCTGCTAATTGCCCAATAGCACCACTTACTTGCTCGGCATTGGCTATTTTTGCATCTTTAACTTTTTTGTCTAAATCTATTTTTGCTTTTGCTGCGGCTTCTTCTTCTTTTAGTAGCTCTTGTTCTGCAGCTATCATTTCCTTTATAAATTCTTTTTCCTCTGCTGCTTTTTGGTCTGCTATTGCTTTTTGCTCTGCATTGTTTTCTCGTATTGCAGTTGTAACCTCTGCTGTTAAGGCTTTTTGTAGTCTAAGTCTGTTTGTTTCTAATTGTATTACTTGCGCCCTTGCGTTTGCTTCATCATCTAAGGCTTGTTTATTGCTTTTAGCTAAAGAGTTTTCTAACTCAATAGCTTCTAATCTAATTCTTGCTACTTTGCTTTCTTTGTTTGCCAAGTCCTCACTTATAGCACCAGCTTCTTTTAAAAGTTCTATCCTTTCTGCTGCTGTAAAGTTTTCTTTGTTTGCTGCTTTTTCTCTTATCTCTGCTATCTTTCTTTCTGCTTCGGCTCTTTCTACAATTAAGTTCCTTGCCATTTTCTCAGCCTTTGCCCTTGCATCTGCTATCTTAGCTGCATTTTCAGCATCTGAGGCAACCTCTTTGCCAAACTCTTTTACAGCCTCAATAGCACCATTTACGCTATCAGTAACACTATCAACACCTAATACTACCTTACCAACAGCATCTGTGGCAACCTTACCAGCTTCTTTAAATTCTCCTTTAAATAAAAGGCTAACTGCTTTACCAAGTTTTGGCAATAACTCAAGTAAACCCTCAAACCTATTTGTGATGTTTTGCTTAATTAAATTAGCAAAATCTTTTATAGCTTGTTTTGGGTTTTCA